AAAGCCTTTGAAGAGTTTTTGAAAGATTTGTTTTTGATAAAAAAAACGTTTTTACTGCCACTTTCGGGCATAAGAACGAATCCAAAACGAATCCAAAAAGATTATGACAACACTAAAAACTGCGGTCGTCCCGGCCAAACAACTCAAGAGCGGAAAGCATAAAATCAGAATTGCCGTTGGGCATAAAAAACAAACTCGTTACCTTGTTACGCGTTTTGTCATAGATGATCTATCTCAATTTAGAGACGGACAGGTTGTTAATGATTTAGAGGCGCCAGCCATCAATTCAAAACTACGTAATTTACTAAATGAATACCAGGACGCGCTAGATAAGATAAACACCGACGCATACACCTGCGGGCAGATCGTCGAATACCTCTCCCGTTTCAAAAGAACATCAAGCACATTTAATTCCGTTGCCAAAGAAATGATTTCAGAGATGAAAGAAGAAGGAAGAAAAGGTACAGCGGGATTATATGAACTAACGCTGCGTTATTTCAACGAGTGCACTTACGGAAAAATAATGCTCGATATGATTGTCCCCAAAACAATCAAAGATTTCGATCTCTTTCTCAATAAAGAAAAGGGGCTAAATGCTACGACTAGAGGCATTCACATGGCGCACGTTAAAGCTATCATCAACTCCGCCATAAGAGACAAAATTGTTAGCTACGAAACACATCCATTTGAGTACTACGTGAAGCCCGCACCTGAGGTCAGAGAACTCGATATTAGCGTAGAGGAATTTAAAAAGATTAGAGACTCGGACTTTCCGGAAAAGTCGTTGAGAGTGGCCAGAGATGTTTTTCTTCTATCCTATTACCTTGGTGGTATCAACCTAATTGATCTAATGAATATCAATTTCAAAAATGCCACTACAATAGAATACATCCGAGAGAAATCCAAAAACACCAAAAGAGGAGAAAAGAAAATCAGTCTTTCCATTCCTCCCGAAGCACAACCAATTATCAAAACATGGATAGGAAGAAATGGTAAGCTCAACTTCGGTTATAAGTTCTCATACGGCAACTTTAGGAATTACGTTACCAAAGAACTCCAGCGACTCGCCGACAGGTTAGAACTAAACAAGCATGTTGTTTACTATAGTGCCCGTAAAAGTCTAGTTCAACATGGTTTTGAACTAGGTATTCCGCTCGAAGTACTAGAGTACTGTATCGGACAGTCCGTGAAGAAGAACCGCCCCATATTCAACTACGTGAAGATTATGAGGAAGCATGCCGATGAAGCGATACGGAAGATTCTCGACTCCTTAAAATAACTACCCCTGTGCGGAAAGAACGAAGTCAACGGCTTCACTTTCCGCCTCTTCCCTCTCCTTTTGATCCTCAGAACTAAGACGCGTGATTAAATCTGTATCACCCGTAACCGCATCAACAGTTTCACCCGTCGAATTCTCTACCGTTAAACGATAATGGCCATAACTCACAAAATCCCTACCGATTAGTTTTACTTTACTTGCTTTCATTGCATCAGGCATTAAGAGCGGATATAAAGAACGGTTCCGCTTTCCCGTTGCATTACACTATTAGATAGCAGTGAGTACATTAATACATCACACGGGGGTCAGAACCGTATATATACAGAAGCAACGGACGTGTAAACGCCCGCGCAACCTTAGCAAGTCGCCTCGCTATCTAATAAATGTAATGCAATGCAAATATGGGGAAATTATTTGGGATGGGCAAAAAAGAGAGCAGTTATGAATTTATTAATAATTTTGAGCTAAAGTCATTTTTTACATTTATGATGTACATTTTCTTCTAATTCATTCTCTTTAGCCCATCCATTCGAAACTATACTTTTCATTTCATCATTAGGTAATTCACCCCATACAACTGTTAAGTCCCCTTTGTGGTCTTCTAAACTTTCGACATTAAACTCAAGTCCCCTAGCCCTAAACTCATCGACAATAAAAGCTAACAAACGCCCCAACCGTTCAAATCTATAGAACTCATCATTACGATCAATTAATAACTTTATTTCCATATTCTTTACCTATTTAAATTAATGGTCTAAATATATAAAACAAATAATAAAGATCAATATAAAGTTGAAAAAAAATCGCTCCATTTATTAATTATTTCTGCAATCTGATAATCCACTCTGCCTGTTTGTTCACCCATACCAACAAAGCCAGAAGCCCTACTATCCAAGCAATCCCACCCGTCCAAACAAACAGCTTTTGCCACCAATTCAACTTCTTTTCAACCTCTCTGGTTACAATAGACTGTATCATAGTTGTATTCTTGACTACCGTTCTCATAATTGTAACGAGCTTGTTCTCTTAATTTTCTACGTCCATATTTGGTGTATGGATTATACGGTTTGCGTTGAGTCATAATGTTAAATTTTGGTCTAAATTAAATCCGAAATAATTTGCAAAAGTGGTATGATTAGTCAAAAAATGTCCGGGTAGCGTTGGTTAACATCGTTTATGTTAGTTCTTACATATCATAGTCTCCAAAACATACTCATCGTTATTCAATACAACGTATTTAGGTAACCTAGTGCCATCGGCCCAATTATAAGGCTTGTACACTCTCTTTGGTATAATCGCAACCTTTGTTCACAAATATATGAAAAGGACAAGAAATACCAAGACAAAGGTTTTTTTGTATCTCAAACACTTATCCTTTAGATTTTAAAAATTTGCAAAAATCAAAATATTTAATCATATCACTATAATGATCAAAATCAAAATACATATTTTGCATCTTACATTCTCTTGATGCGTACAGTAAAGCTTTTCTTAAGGCTCTTTTTATATGAGGATTATCTACCCTTTCAAAGTGTATCCCGCATTGGGTAAGAGATGGCGCTTTATATATTTGATCTTTTCGATATCTGGCAAGTCCAATATTTTGATATTTTATACCTTTTAGATGGAAGTAAATAAGAATATCCCTATCGCCCTCTATAGCAAATTCAACATAACCAACGATATCATTGTATCTATACGAAGGGAGAACATCTCTTTCTTCTTTATTACGATTTCTCCAAGACTTCGCATAATCCTCCGCCTTTGCATGAGCGTGAAGCGGGATTGAGAGAACACTAATTGTTTTCATTTGTATTTATAATTAATTCCACTAAAATAATAAAATATATTTCGCCAATTCGTTAAGCAATTTCATTAACATAGCGGTAACACAACGGTAGATAATATTTTGCTTGCTATTTAAAACAAACTCTACTTGTTTTGTTACTATGCAAACATAGTAAATAATTAGTAAAGCAAGACATAATTTTAATAAAAATGAAAAGCCCCACTTTTCTATGAGGCTAAAACTAAAGTAGTTATTATTTGGTTATTTACTATACTACAGTTTTATCTTTTTATATACACACCAGCCGACAATAACAAGGACAAACATTATTACTCCGCCAAAAGCCCACCCTCCAAGCTCTATTTTTATCTTCTGCCACTTGGTAAGAGATTTCTCTACCGGATAAAGTACTTGTATGCTGTCTACTTTGGTAACGTTTACAGTGTCTCTAACAAGTTTATCCCGATACTGATACTTATATTTGTATAGATAGACAGTATCACCTTTTTCTGCGTAATAGACACTATCCCTATGATAGATGCTATCGTATTTGATCTGACTAATATAGATACTGTCATGCTTGATGGTCTCGACGGGCACATACGTGATACTTTTGCAGGAAGTAAGCCATACTCCCAACATAAGGAATATGGCTAGAAAATAGATAATATGCTTCATAACAATTCCCATCCTTTCTCAACGTCTGCCATTACAGCGGGCGTTGCATTTTCAACCTGACTAATTGCAGCAGCAAAAGCACACATAGTAGCCTTATCATGAACATCCGGCACATAGGTAGACGGAACTTGCATTTCTCTACATACACGAGTGACATAACCAGATGTATTATTCTCATTTTCAGGAGCCCAACGTTTGATAAAATCAGCTATTGTTTTGCATCCCCATTTATTGCGGTAATTCTGTAGCGTCCGAATTAGCGCCCTATAACCGTATGGCATACTGGTAAACTGGAAGAAAGACTTATCTGTCTGCTTCTCACTTAGTCCCTGCCACTTATCTTTCGTTATCCGGATATTGCCCGGATTGTTATTTCTTAGTCCTCTTGCTGTCATTTCGATTCCTCCTTTCCTGAATTCATATAATCCACAATGGCTTTAGCGATCTCGGCAGGATCAGCTTTAGACTTCGCCAACTCACTGGCCAATATGCCCACTTGCTGATACTCAAACTTAACCTTATCCTCTGCCTTTTCAAATATGGATTTGATCTCTACAAGGCCTATACCAATTGCTCCACATAAGGTAATTAGCGGGAATACAGGCCAATGGTAATCATAATAATTATCCAAGTACCAGATACCTCCCATCTGCAAAACGTCTACGACTGTCAACGCAATCAAGGCGTTGTAGTACCTAGCTATTTTGTCGATCGTCTTTCTATACGCATAACTCGACTTAGCTTCACCTCTCTTTTCAGCTTTACGCACTCCCGACCATAGATCGGCACCAATTAA